AGGGTCAACTATAACACTGTTATAGTTGGCAAGCTGTTGATTTAAAAAGATTTGTTCTTGAAAAGTGATTTTTTGGCAGGTTTTGGTGGGGATGATTTATAGGAACCCCCCCCCTTATGTTTTGGAATTGGGTGGGGGGAGGGGGGTATATTTTGGAGAAAAGGGAAATGACGCCAGCGCAGAAGGAGATTTATTTAGTTATAGATGAGTGGTGGAAGCGGTTTGGTTTTGGTCCGTCTATAGATGACGTGATGAATTTTACTGGTGAGAAGGGTCGTGGGAATGTGGCGCGGAAGATGTGGTCATTGGTTCGGTTGGGGGTATGTAAGGGAGTGAAGGGTAGGGCGAGGTCGATACGGCCGAGTTATTTGAGGGTGCATAAGATTGATTGAGGATTTGACAGATGACGGGCTGTTTGAGGCGTTGAAGTCTTTGCCTGAGGATAAGTTGGTACAGGTTATAGACTGTATGCCGGAGGGGCAGCGGGAGCATTTGTTGTTGATGGCTGAGGAGTACATGCATTCTGTCCGGCGGGAGCGTGGGCAGGAGCGGTTTATGGATTATGTGAAGGCGATGTGGCCGAACTTTATACATGGTCGGCACCATGAGGTGATGGCTGATGCGTTTGAGCGGGTAGCGAAGGGGGAGTTGAAGCGGTTGATTATTAATATGCCGCCTCGGCATACGAAGAGTGAGTTTGCCTCGTATTTATTGCCTAGTTGGTATTTGGGAAAGTTCCCGCAGCGGAAGATTATTCAGAGTTCGAATACTGCGGAACTGGCGGTGGGTTTTGGTCGGAAGGTGAGGAACTTAGTTGATGGGGATATTTACAGTCGGATTTTTCCGAATGTAGCGTTGCGGCACGATTCGAAGGCGGCGGGTCGGTGGTCGACGAACGAGAACGGGGAATACTTTGCTATTGGTGTTGGTGGAACGGTGACGGGAAAGGGTGCGGATTTATTGATTATTGATGACCCGCATTCTGAGCAAGAGGCAGCGTTAGCTGAGGGAAATCCCGAGGTTTACGACAAGGTGTATGAGTGGTTTACCTCTGGACCGAGACAGCGTTTGCAGCCTGGTGGGGCTATTGTAGTGGTCATGACTCGGTGGAGTAAGAGGGACTTAACAGCGCAGGTGTTGAAGGCTGAGGCACAAAGGGGTGGGGAGGAGTGGGAAGTTATTGAATTTCCTGCTATCTTGCCGTCTGGGAAACCGTTGTGGCCTGAGTTTTGGAAGTTGGAGGAGCTTGAGTCTTTAAGAAACGAGCTACCGAATAGTAAGTGGCAGGCGCAGTATCAACAGAATCCGACATCGGATTCGGCAGCTATTGTTAAGAGAGAGTGGTGGAAGATCTGGGATAGTGACACGCCGCCGCCGTGTGATTATGTGTTGATGAGTTGGGATACGGCGTTTGAGAAAAAGACGCGAGCGGACTATTCAGCGTGTACGGTTTGGGGTGTTTTTTATACAGACGATGAAGATGGCCGAAGTAATGCGAACATTATTTTGCTGAATGCGATTCGTGACAAGGTGGAGTTTCCAGAACTAAAGAGGTTGTTCTTTAGGGAGTACAAAGAATGGAATCCGGATTCTGTGGTGATTGAGAAGAAAGCCTCTGGGGCTCCATTAATCTATGAGTTGCGAGCGATGGGCATTCCTGTTCAGGAATTCACGCCCACTAAGGGTAACGATAAAATCACGAGGTTGAATGCGGTGTCAGATCTCTTTGCATCTGGAAGAGTCTGGGCGCCTAATACGCATTGGGCTGAAGAAGTGGTGGATGAAGTTGCCTCTTTCCCAGCTGGGGATCACGACGATTATGTTGATACGGTATCTATGGCTTTGATGCGCTTTAGAAAAGGCGGCTTTATCAGAGTTGAGATGGATGAAGAAGATCCAATACGAGAATTTAAATCCCATCGGAACGCTGGGTACTATTAGGAGAATTAAATGGCTGTCGAAAAGTCACTGTACGAAGCCCCTCAAGGTTTAGAGGCGCTAGCTCAAGATGAACCCGATATTGAAATCGAGATCGAGGATCCAGAGGCAGTCAATATTCATATGGATGGCATGGAGCTACAGATTGCCAAAGAAGTGGATGAAGATTTTGGTGAAAACTTAGCAGAAGTTATTCCTGATCAGGTGCTGGCCTCACTCGCTGGCGACTTGCTTGGTGATTACGATTCAGATTTAACGGCACGTAAAGACTGGCTCGATACGTATGTGAAGGGATTAAAGCTTTTGGGTCTGAATTATGAGGACCGGACTGAGCCGTGGCCTGGTGCGTGCGGTGTTTATCACCCGCTCTTGATGGAAAGCGCCGTTAAGTTTCAGTCAGAGACGATCATGGAGACGTTCCCAGCGATGGGACCGGTGAAAACGAAGATTGTTGGTAAAGAAACACCGGAAAAGAAGGATGCATCGATCCGTGTTGCTGATGATATGAACTATCAGCTGACAGAAGTGATGAAAGAGTACCGTCCAGAGCACGAGCGCATGTTAATCAGCCTGTGTTTATCTGGTAATGCTTTCAAGAAAGTGTATTTTGACCCAAGTTTAGACCGGCAAGCCTCAGTATTTATCGCAGCAGAGGACATTGTTGTGCCTTATGGTGCGATGAATCTTGAATCTGCGGATCGTATTACGCATCGCATGCGTAAAACCAAGAACGAATTACGCAAATTGCAGGTGGCTGGGTTCTATAGAGACGTGGATCTTGGCGAACCGATGACGGTTCTTGATGAAGTTGAAAAGCAAAAAGCGTTGGAGACTGGATTTACAGCGAACGCTGACAACCGCTTCCAATTACTAGAGATGCACGTCAATCTTGATCTTGATGGCTACGAAGATAAAGACAAAGACGGTGAGCCCACTGGTATTGCGCTGCCATATGTTGTGACGATGGAGAAGGGTACATCAACAATTCTGTCCATTCGTCGTAATTGGTTGCAAGACGACAAACTCAAAGAGCGTCGCCAACACTTTGTGCATTATGGATACATTCCGGGCTTTGGTTTTTATTACTTTGGCCTGATCCATCTAATTGGTGGGCATGCAAAAGCTGGTACATCGTTAATGCGTCAGTTGATCGACGCAGGAACCCTGTCTAATTTGCCGGGTGGATTAAAAGCGCGTGGGTTGCGTGTTAAGGGCGACGATACACCGATTGCTCCGGGAGAATTTAGGGATGTGGATCTGCCAAGTGGCGCGATCAAAGACAACATCTTGCCGCTTCCATATAAGGAACCAAGCCAAGTATTGATGGCCTTGATGAACCAAGTGGTTGAAGACGGCAGACGATTTGCTGCTGTGGCTGATTTGAAGATCAGCGACATGTCAGCGCAGGCTCCGGTTGGCACAACGCTGGCGGTTTTAGAGCGTGTATTAAAGGTAATGAGCGCAGTACAAGCGCGCATTTACTATGCCATGAAGCAGGAGTTCCGCTTGTTGGCTGGAATTATTCGTGACGATACGCCAGAGGAATACAGCTACGAACCAGAAGTTGGCAATCGCAAGGCCAAAAAGTCTGACTACGATCACACGGATATTTACCCAGTTGGAGATCCGAACGCAGCGACCATGAGTCAAAAGGTTGTGCAGTTCCAGGCTGTTCTTCAATTGGCTGCGAGCGCACCACAGTTGTATGACTTGGCGTATTTGCACCGTCAAATGATTGAGACAATTGGCGTGAAGAACGTCGACAAGATTGTGCCGCTGCCATCTGATATGCGGCCGGTGGATCCAGTGACTGAGAACATGAATATTATGAATGGAAAACCTGTGAAGGCTTTCCTGTATCAGGATCACGAGGCGCACTTGGCTGTTCACATGTCTGCGATGCGCGATCCAAAACTTGCTGCGTTGATGGGTCAAAATCCGCAGGCGCAGTCGATACAACAGGCAGCGATGGCGCACATCATGGAGCACGTCGCATTCCAGTATCGCAAAGAAATTGAAAAGCAACTTGGTGCTGCGTTGCCACCGATGCCTGAGAAGGATGGCGAGCACACCCTACCACCAGAAGTTGAGGTGCAGCTATCACAACTGGCCGCGCAAGCCGCCGCAAAACTTCTTCAGAAAGATACCGCTGAAGCACAAGCGCAACAGGCAGCACAACAGGCTCAAGATCCTCTGGTTCAGATGCAGATGCAGGAGCTTGCAATTAAGAAAGCAGACGTTGATCGCAAGATTATGAAGGACAAGACTGATGCACTAGCAAAAGCTGACGAGATCCGTCTCAAAGAAGCGGAGCTTCAAGGCAAGCAGCAGCTTGAGGGGATGAAGGTTGGCGCGCAAATCGCCAAAGAGCGTGATGTTGCACAAAGAGAAGATCAGAAAGACGGTCTTCGCATGGGTATTGATATCGCCAAACACAAGGCGCAGCTTGCACAACCAAAGGGAGCTAAACAACAGTGATAGATGACAAATCCGTTGACTACATCAACGCAAAAATTGATGAACGTCGCGCAGAAATTGCTCAGTTTTTATCTAGAGGAACAGTCGAAGATTATTCTGAGTATCAAAAACTTTGCG